ACTTTTTTTCAACACTTCAAACCCCCGCATTTTTAAGGCTTTCGCCCGTGTCCGTCTATCCTCTTTCGTGGCTATCCCTTCTTATATTTACGCACGGCGGGGTGTTCCTTCTATATAAGGGAAAATAACAGGGTGGCGGGTGTCTTTTTTGTACCTGTATTTTTGTACCAGAGTTAAAGCAAACAGGTGTTCGATTTATAGCGGTGTCGGGTGTCGTCATTTTATACAACAATTTATGGGTGTCGTGTAATGCCTGCAAATAGGAAACTTTTTTCAAATTCGAGAGATAAGACATATAGACGATATAATTATCATATAAAGCATAAAATCAAAATACGGGGCTTCTGTTGCGTTTAAAGGCTATACAATAATTTTAGTTTTTGGGTTTTTCCATAATTCGAACGGGTGTTTTGTCATTTTGCACGAATTTTATTTATTTTGCCGTTGTCCGTTGACTTTTTCCGATTGCTTGTTCTCAAACATTTGTTCGTCAAACATCTGTTCGCTTTCCTATTATTAGCACTCTCCCACTTCGAGTGCTTGTATTTCCCCTATGGGAAAAATGATACTTTTGTTAAGTTTGGATTTAATAAAATGATTTGTTAAATGTGGATTTAATCGGATTGTTAAGCCTTGATTTAACTTTATGCCTTGTTAAATCGTGATTTAATTTACCCCTCGGGGATATGTGGCAGGCGGTTCGAAGCGGGGGAACTTCCAAAAATAGAAAATAAACAAAAAGACCCAAGTGAAAAGACTCACTCCTAAAGGCTCTACTTTGACTATCCTGTGTATATATGGTATAAAGTGAATAGTAGGAGGTAGTAGGATATATGAACACAATAAGTTATGATGATTACAGACAGGCAGGGTTTATAGAGGTATGGGGGATAGGAGACACCGAGAGTTTAAGAAGGTTCTGCAAAGGGGAGAGACTCTTATTAACGAAGACGGTGGACATAGAGACGGCGTTATACTCTAAAGACAGACCTAAAGGGTTTGTTATTGGTATTGAGTTAGACGAATACGAAAGAGAATATATAGGATATAAACTCGGGTGCAGAGGATTTGTGTTATTTACTGACGGGGTTAAAGATGAAAGAATAGAATACTTTATTAAGAGAGAGAAAGAGTATTGGGACAGAGCGAGAGAGATAGGACGGCAAAAGAGGAAAGAAAGCGGAGGATTTGTCGGTGGTGCTTGTCCTTATGGATATTACGTACTAAAGAAGAAACTCTATGTAGACAAGTATGAGAGTTTTGTAGTCAAATTTGCGTTTTATAGATACTCGCAGGGTTGTAAGTTTGGTGGGATAGCGAAGGAATTGAATTTAAGAGGATTTAGGAATAGAAAAGGGAATCCTTTTAAGGCAGGTAGTATTGAAAGTATCTTAAAGAATAAGAGGTTTTATCAAGGGTACTTTAATCACGACGGAGAAGAAGTGAGAGGAGACTTTAGAGGGATATTAGAGGATTCGGAAGAACTCTTAACGGAAGATTGGAAAAAGAGAGTCTTTGACGCAGAGACGGAAGCGAAGATAGCGGAACACGAAAAGAGATTAAAAGGCGACAGAGCCGTACCGCACGTAATACACCCGTATATCATAGCAGATGATAGAGACGAAGCGAAGAAGAAGGTAAGGAGGGTAAGACGTGGAATTAAGAGAAGCGTATAATGAGTTTATAAAGGAAAAGATGTATGATAAAGCGTTTTCCTGCCTTACTTACTTAAAAGACTATGAATTGATTAAGGACTTTCGAAAATTAGTCGCTCAAAATAGAGAAATTTTAAAAAAGACGTATCTTCTAATGGCGAGAGAACGCTTTGACGACTTTATGATTTATATTGAGTGGGATAGACCCTTAAAAGAGAAGTATTGGCTACCTCGTAGAAGTAAATTACTTCCTTTGTGCGAAGCATTACAGGAACTTGAAGACGGAGAATTAGACGAACTGTTTTTAAGTCAACCACCGAGAACAGGTAAGACTACGTTGATAATGTTTTTCTTAACGTGGGTAATGTTAAGAGATTCAGAGAGAAGTAATCTTTATTGCTCTTATACTGATTCGGTTGTTAAAGTGCTTTATAACGGCATATTAGAGGTTTTAAACGATACGACTACGTATTTATGGCACGACGTATTTCCCGAGTGTAGCGTGGCTTCTACGGACGCTAAAGACCTCTTAATAAATATAGACAGAAGGAAAAGATACGCCTCATTCACAGGAAGGTCTTTGTACGGAACTTTGAATGGTGCGTGTGATTGTAACGGCTATGCGATAGGCGACGACCTTATCTCGGGTATTGAGGAAGCAATGAATAAAGACCGACTTAATAACGCTTGGAGTAAGGTTGATAACAATTTTTTACCGAGAGCGAAACAAAACGCCAAAATCTTGTGGATTGGAACTCGTTGGTCTTTAACCGACCCCATAGCGAGAAGGTATGATGTTTTATCCAATGACCCTAAATACAAGAATAGACGTTTTAAGGTAGTAAATATCCCTGCATTAAACGAAAACGACGAATCTAACTTTGATTACGCCTGCGGTGTTGGATTCGATACGGAATTTTACCAACAAAGACGTGCTTCGTTTGAAAGAAATAACGATACGGCTTCGTGGTTAGCCCAATATCAAGGCGAACCGATAGAAAGAGACGGGGCGGTATTTAGTCCCGACGAACTTCGCTATTTCAATGGAGAACTCCCCGAAGGCGACCCCGATTCTATCTTTATGGCGGTAGACCCTTCGTGGGGCGGTGGAGACTTCGTAGCGAGTCCTATTATCTATCAGTACGGAAACGATTTATTTGTGAAAGACGTGGTTTATTCAAATCTTGAAAAGAATTTCACACAGAGCGAAGTTGCTTCTAAAGCAATTAAACATAAAGTAACAAGAATGTATGTCGAAGGAAATAAAATGACAGGCTCTTACGGACAGGACGTTTCCGATTTGTTAAAAGAGAAAGATTACCATTGCAACGTACAAATCTCTACCAAACACTTTACAGGCACAGGAAAAGAGCAAAGAATCTTCGATAAAGCCCCCGATATTAGAGAAAATATGATATTTCTTGATAAAAGGGATAAGGAATACGAACTTTTTATGCAAAATGTCTTTAGTTTTTCTATTATGGGGAAGAACAAACACGACGACGCACCCGATTCTTTGGCAATGGCGGTTACTTTCCTTATAAGAGGAGAAAATAAGATAGAAGCGTATAAAAGAAGGTTTTAAGAACTATTGACAAAATGAACAAAAAATGGTATTTGTTAAGTGAAATTAAATCTAAATTTAACAAATCGGAAAATTAAATCTAAATTTAACTTATGGACGTAAGAGAACACCCCAAGACGATAGAGACTATAAATCAAATATTGAACAACAAGGGCATAGCCGAAGTAAAAGCGGAAAAAGGCGATAAACTTGTTGTGGTGGAAGTAAGAAGAACTGTAAAGAACTCGGAGAAGGAAAATGGTTGATTTTTACGGAAGAACGCAGATATTTACAGATGTAGACGAAGTAACAAGCAAAAACATCAGTAAGATTATCCCTACAATTTATGACAAACACAGGAAGAACGTAGCACAGATTGAATATCTGTATAACTATTACAGAGGCAAACAACCCATTCTTGATAGAGTAAAGGAAATCCGCCCCGAAATCTGCAATAAAATTGTAGAGAATTGGGCTAATGCTATTGTTTCCTTTAAGGTTGGTTATCTTTGTGGTTCTCCCATTCAGTATGTAAGCGGAAAATCTGCGGTAGATTTAAGCGAAACGATTGATAGGTTGAATGATATTATGGATTCTCATAATAAAGCGTCCGTAGATAAAGACCTTATCGAATGGCAGATGATAAGCGGTACATCTTACAGGTCTTTGTTCTCCGACGAGGAAGATACAATCGCTATCAATTCATTAGACCCTCGTAAAGCGTTCGTAATTTATTCTAACGATATATCGGGAAAACCTTTAGCAGGTTGCTATGAATCCCAAAAGAATGAAAAGGGAAAGCCCGTAAGATACTTAACAGTTTACACACCGAAGCAGATAATCACATTAAAAGGCAATAAGAGCGTTAGCGTTGTTGAAAACCCTCTTAAAAGAATCCCTATTATGGAATATCCTGCCAATAATGCAAGATTATCCGCTATTGAGATAGTAATAGACCTTTTAGACGCTATAAACGACATAGACTCTAACAGATTGGACGGCGTAGAACAGTTCATACAGAGCCTTTTGGTAGTTTACAACGCCGATATTGGAGAAGAAACGGCTAATACGTTAAGAGAAAAAGGTTTGATTGCTCTTAAATCTGTCGGAGATAGTAAAGCAGACATTAAGATTATCTCCGAACAGTTAGACCAAAACCAAACACAGACTCTTAAAGAAGACCTTATCCAAAGAGTAAGAGAAATTATCGGACTTCCTTCACAGGGAGACGGAAATACGGGCGATTCTTCCAATAATGGTGCAATGCTTCTAAAAGGCGGTTGGGAAAATGCCGAAACAAGAGCAAGAGAATCGGAAGTAATGTTTAAAAAGAGCGAAGTTCCGTTCCTTAAACTTCTTTTCGAAATCTTAAAGACGAAGACCGACATTGAATTAACTGTTGAAGATGTAGATATTAGATTCACACGTAGAAACTACGAGAATATACAGGTTAAGTCGCAGGTACTTACAACAATGCTTTCTAACGGAAAGATACACCCGAGACTTGCTTACGAGTCTTGCGGAATGTTTATAGACCCCGAAGAAGCATATAATATGTCGAGAGAGTATGAAGAAGAAAATAGACGAACTGAACAACTTACAAACCCTTCTAACGGAGAAGTTGGAGAAGATAACGGAGACAACCCCGACGGAGGAGATAGAGGATTCGCTTCTTGATTTACTCATAATGGCGTACGTATTTGGTACTGATGATGTATCAAAAAGCCTAAATGAAGAAATCAAGCCCGATACCGATAAGATGAACAAATCGGTGTATAAGAAGATTGAAGGTAAAACTTGGGTGGAAAGGATAAGAGAAGCAACCACCCAAGAAGAACTTGAAAGAATCTTCGTTACGGAATCCCATAGATGTTTCTTGGACGGGCAATGGGATTCGGCTAAAGGACGGGCTACTCATAAGACGTGGCACACACAAGAAGACGACAAAGTTCGTGATAGTCATTGGTATTTAGACGGACTTAAAGTCGGATTAAACGATTATTTTTACACACTAAATGGAGATAGAACATTACGTCCTCTCGGATTTGACATTCCTTCCGAGGACATAAATTGTAGGTGCTATCTTGAATATACCAAGTAGGAGGAAAGTAGGTATGGTATTAAGTATTGTAGTAACACATTACAACGAGAGTTGGGATATTTGCAGACCATTGTTTAATTCTTTGGCAGACCAACTCGGAGTGGACTTTGACAACATTGAAGTTATCCTTGTGGAAGACGGAGGCAAACCCCTTGACGGAGATTTGTTTACAATATATCCGTTTACCACTACGATAATCAATCAAGGACATAACGGAGTATCTAAAGCAAGAAACATTGGTTTAGACCACGTTACAGGCGACTATGTAATGTTTTGTGATTGCGACGACAGATTTATTTCTGCATACGCATTACACCTTTACATCAAGGCGATTACGCAGGGAGGATTTAACATTATTAAATCCCCGTTCGTAGAAGACCAAGTAATTGACGGAGAATTAAAACTTATCCGTCACGACAAAGACATTACATTCATTCACGGCAAACTTTACAAAGTGGATTTCCTTAAAAAGAACGAGATTCGATTTAATGACGAATTAACAATCCACGAAGACAGTTACTTTAATGTAATTGCCAATATGTTAGCCGAAGATAGCGTACACGAAATGAGTCCTGCCGTATATCTTTGGAAATACAGAGACGATTCTATTGTAAGAAAAGACAGAGACGCTTATGTATTTAAGACATACGACCATTTAATGAAGGTACGTGGTGCAATATGCAGGGAACTTAAGAGGCGAGAGAGATACCCCGAGTTCTATCAAGCAATATCTAAAACAATGATTGATTCTTATTATGATTTCCAAAGACCCGATTGCTTCAAACCCGAGAATAAGGAAATCGTTGAGAAAGCGGAAAGAGCGTTTGCAGGATTCTTTAAAGAGTTTAGAGAAGAATACAAGAATGTCGGAGTAAATGACACCGCACAGATGATGTATATTTGCAGAGTAAACGCTTACGCAAATGGAATGAGAATCGAGAGAGAAACATTGCAGGAATTTTTCAGTAGGATTGTGAAGACATATTTGTCTTAATAATCGTGGAGAGAAGCACGTTAAAATTCGCAACATAGTCAAGAGAATGACTTTAAACACGCGAAGGAGGAAAATTTATGAAATTATCAGAGAAAATTGAAGGCTACGATTCTATGAGTGCAGAGGAAAAGTTAAAGGCTTTAGAGAGTCTTGACATTCCCGAAGCAAAAGACAACTCGGCAGAGTTGCAGAAAATGAAGGAGGCTTTTAACAAAGCAAGTTCCGAAGCGTCCGATTACAAGAAGAAACTTCGTGAGAAGCAGACCGAGGACGAAAGACTTGAAGCAGAGAGAAAAGAAAAGGAAGCCGAGAGGGAGAAACTTCTTAACGACCTGCTTAAAGAAAAATCGGTTGCAGAGCATAAAGCAAACTTCTTGAAAGTTGGTTACGACGAGGAAATGGCTACCGCTTCCGCTTCGGCACTTACGGACGGAGACTTCAAGACAGTATTTGATAACCTCGGTAAATTTATCTCGGAAAGAGATAAGAAAGCACAGGTAAAGGCTTTGGATTCTACACCCCGTCCACAGGCAGGTGGTGTAACACCCGAAGTCACAAAGGAACAGTTCAATAATATGAGTATCGCAGAGAGAACAAAACTCTACGAAAAAAATAAAGAACTGTATGAATCATTAAAAGGAGAATAAAAAATGCCTACATTATTATCAAATTTAATCAATCCGCAGGTAATTGCAGATTTTATCGAACAGAAACTTGTTGACAATATGGTATTTGCACCTCTTGCAACAATCGACTACACACTTTCGGGCAGAGCAGGAGATACATTACAGTTCCCTACTTGGAACTATATCGGCGACGCTTCAACACTTTCCGAAGCAAGTTCACTTTCAGTAGCAACTCTTACCGCTTCTATGGCTTCTGTAACAGTTCACAAGATTGCACAGGGCGTAGAACTCACAGATGAAGCCGTATTGAGCGGTCTTGGCGACCCCGTAGGCGAAGGTGTTGCACAGATTACTCTTGCTCTTGCAAGTGGTATTGACAATGAAATGCTTACAACTCTTGGTACAATCGGTTCTGCAATGACATATCAGACATCTGCTTCCACAGTTGCACCTGCTGATACAGATATTATCGACGCTCTTGAACTCTTTGGCGAAGACATTGACGGAACAAAGGTTGCTATCGTTCCTCCTGCCGTATATACATCTATGCGTAAGACAGGCAAGGATAGCGGAAATTGGATTCCTGCTTCCGAACTTTCTGCAAACATTGCTATCAAAGGTGCGGTTGGCGAATATCAGGGTTGTCAGGTTGTCGTTTCCAATAAACTTAAAACGTCGGGCAACATCTTTATCGTTAAGCCTAACGCCTTGAGACTTGTTATGAAGCGTGAAGCACAGGTTGAAACAGATAGAGACATCTTGAAGTTCACAAACGTAATCACAGGTTCAGTACACTTCGCTACATACCTTTACAATGCAAGTGGTGCTATCAAGATTACAAAGAAGTCTTCATAAGGAGAAAATACTATGGGTATGTTACTTCATAGACACCTTGTAGAGGGGGCTAACAAGCCCCCCGTAAAGGCGGAGAAACTTGAAAAAGAGTTTGAAATTGCAAAGGACAGAGCAAATGACAGTAAACGAAAAAATAACAATGGTAAAGGCATTGGCAAATGATAGCGAGTTGGCAGATGAAATAGTTACTGTTTATCTCACGAAAGCCGAGAGTTCGATTAGGAATAGAATGTACCCTTTTAATCTTCCTAAAGATGATGAAGGACAGGAAATCCCCTTCGAAGTTCCCCAAAAGTATGAGGTAATTCAATGCGAATTAGCGTGTGAATACATCTTAAGACGTGGTGGGGAAGGCGAGATTAACCACTCGGAAAACGGAATAAACAGAAGTTATGAATCGGCAAACGCAGAGCATTTGTTAAGAGAGGTTATGCAGGTTATATGAAAGCGTTAGAGCGAAACAAACAGACAATCTATTATGCTAACTTTAACGGCAAGACAAAGGTACTTGACGAAAACGGGTTATTTACGGGAGAGTATGAAGTTACTTATACCGAACCCGTTAAAGTCAAAGTAAACGTCTCTGCTTCGAGAGGGGAAGCGTATTTGGATTTATTTGGTACGGACTTAAACTACACAAATACCATAGTTACCGATAAGGACTTGGGGATTGACGAGAACTCAATACTTTGGGTAGGGAAAGAAGCATATCAAAATTCTGTAATTACACCTCATAACTACATTGTTGTTTCTATTGCGAAATCCTTAAATTCTGTGGTTTATGCGATAAGGAAGGTTGACGTTGAAAATTAAGGTTAATGTATTCGACCCCGACAGTATCAATAATGCCATAAATCAAATCAAAGCGTATCGGGACTCCATTCAATCAAAAATGGAAACGATAGTTGAGAGATTGGCAATACTCGGTACACAGGTAGTCGAATATCAGTACGGATTGTCTCACGAAGAATTTGAAGTATCTTGCATAACTAACGGCAATAGTAGTATGATAATAGCAGAGGGAAGTAACGTAGTTTTCTTGGAGTTTGGAACGGGTGTTTACACCGAAGACCACTCCTCGGAAATGGAAGCGGAAGGGCTACCACCTATATTCGCAGGAAGTTACTCTCAAACGGAAGGTATGGGACACTTTAGACCCGACCACCAATATTGGTACTACGAAGGCATTAAGTATGCAGGTACATTGCCAACACAAGGCTTTTACTTCGCTTCGAAAGAGATAAAGGAACAAGCGGTTGAAATAGCGAAAAAGGTATTTAAGAAATGATAGATGTTGAGAATCTCGTAATTGATACAATTTCAAAAGAGTTAGAGGCTTCGGCTTATTCGAATACATTGTTAGTTTCGGACTATACCGATACGCCTTCAAGTTTCCCGTGTGTTTCCGTAATTGAATCGGATAACTATACTTATCGTAGAACACAGGACGACGACTTAAAAGAACATCATACAAACGTGATGTATGAAGTTAATGTTTACTCAAACAAAACTTCGGGTTCAAAGACCGAAGCAAAAAAGATTTTGGAAATAGTCGATTCGGCTTTTCAAAATATAAAATTCACAAGAACAATTAAACAACCAATACCGAATAAAGATAAAACAATCTATCGGATAGTTGCAAGGTACACCGCCGTAATCGGCGAAGCACAGACTATCGACGGAAACGAAGTTTATCAAGTATATCGGAGATAAGGAGTAAAAAATGGCATTAGAGTTTTCAAGTGCAGGAGCACAGGTTAGATACTGTGTTGAGACAACTAAAGGTTCTCGTCCCACAACAGGCTACAAAGTAATTCCTTCAATCAAGGGTTCCCCCGACTTCAACGCAGAGCCTTCACTTCTTGACGTAACGGATTTTTCCGATACTGTATGGAAAAGAGCGATTGCAGGTTTGAGAGACATAGGCGGTGCTTTAGCATTTACCGCTAATATGACTTCCTCATTCAAGAGTGCGTGGGCTTCACTTGTAAGCGAAGCAAACACCGCAAAAGCAACAGACAAGGCTACTTGGTTTGAAGTTGCAATCCCTAACTTTGATTCGTTCTTCTTTGCAGGAACACCTATTGAGTTAGGTCTTAAAGGTATGGACGTTGACTCCGTTGTTGAAGCAGACGGATATGTAGTACCCAATCAAATCGTAGGTTGGGCTTCCTCAACAACATCAGTAGTATCATAGTAAGAGTAGGCGAGGGGGCGATATGCCCCCTCATTAAGAAGGAGAAGATAATATGAAACCTATCGTATTAAAGAACAAAGACACAGAGTACACGCTTGAATTTAACAGAGAATCCGTAAAGTTTGCGGAAATGAAGGGATTTAAACTCGAAGATGTATCAAATTACCCTATGAGTAAGATTCCCGAACTTTTCTACTATGCTTTTCGTATGCACCACATTAACATAGCAAGAGAAAAGACTGATAAGATTTTAGATGAAATGGGCGGTTTACCCGAAGGATTTCTTGAAAGGCTCTTTGAGTTGTATACCGCACCTTTTGATTTCCTCACAGTAGCGGAGGAAGGCGAAAGAAAAAACTCGAAATGGACGGTGGAATTGTAGAAGAATCCACCGAAGAAAAAACCTTTACGGACGTTTTCGAAGAACAATGCCCTTACTTTATGTCGATTGGAATGACTTACGACGAGTATTGGTACGGAGAACCCGAAAGAACAAAGTATTATAGGGATTCACATATCTTGCAATGTAAGTCAAGGAATCAAGAGTTATGGCTACAAGGAATGTACTTAATTCATTCAATAAGCGTAGCGTTAGACCCTAAAGGCAAGGCGAAATACCCCGAAAAACCTTTTGATATATTCCCGAAGACAGAAGCAGAGAAAACAGCAGAGGCAGAGCGAGAACGCCGTAAGGTTATAGATTTCTTTACACAGTTAAAACAGAGGTGGGACAATGGCAACAATAGACAACTTAACTCTTGAACTTAACGCAGACGGAACTAAAGCGGTTCGTGCATTAACTGAATTGGCTACGGCTATGGGTAATTTAAAAGCCAATTTGCCAACGCAAGGAAAGTTGGAGGGTGCGTCTAAAGGCTTTAAGGCTTTGGCAGACGAAATTTCCAAGTTGTCGTTGTCCGCTAAAAACCTTGACAAAATCAAGGCTATCGGCACTATTGCCAACAATTTGAATAAATTAAATAGCGTTAAAACAAGCGTTATATCAAGTACCGCTAAAGGAATAGAGGCTCTCTCTACGTCCGTAAGCGGTATTTCTTATGAGTCAATTCTTAAAGTAGAAAAACTGTCAAAAGCACTCTCTTATTTACCTGCTAAAGTTTCCGTAAGCGGAATAAAGAAAGTTGCAAACGCTACTAACGCCCCTGCTACAAGTGGTACATCTAACGCCGTTTCACAGAGTATGAACTCTGCTTCGCAATCGGCTAATATGGCTTCCTTAAGCCTCGACAAGTTTTGGAGTAAATTCCAATACATTCAAAGTAGCATAAGAAGCAATCCGATAAATCTTTTTGCGAACGCAGAGAGTGCGGATAAAATGGCTACATTAGGAAAGAATCTTGGAATTACGGCAGAACAAGCCACCGCATTGACAAAAACTCTCGGCAAGGCAGGCGTTGCTCTTAAGGGTGCAGGAATTGCTTTTACAGTTGTTTCTTCGGCTATTTCTCTTGTTAGCAATCAAATAAAGAAAATCACAGAGCCTTTTACAAGTCTGTTAAAGTCATTGTATAGAATAGCACTTTATAGAGCAATAAGAAGTGCTATTAAGGCAATCTCACAGGCGTTAAGAGAAGGAACTCAAAACCTTGCTCTTTACTCTAAAGGATTGGAAGGACTTGACGCTCATAATGCGAACGAAGTATTAAGCCGTTATGCGAGTGCTTTCCTGTATGTTAAGAACGCAATAGCAACGGCGGTTATGCCTGCACTTCGTGCGTTAGTTCCTTTAGTAGAACAAGCAATGTTTAGATTAGTTGATTTTATCAACGTAATCGCACAAGTAGGTTCTGCGTTCTTCGGAACTGATTTCACAAAAGCAAAATACTTTTGGGTTGACTATGCGGATTCTTTAGACGACGCAAACGGCAGAGCAAAAGCGTTACATCATCAGTTAGCACAGTTTGACGAACTTAATAACTTAACCGCACCTTCGGGTGGTAGCGGTTCGGATAAAGTCAAAGACGCTTTGGATATGTTTGAAGAAGCAAAGATTGATTCAAAGATTCAAGGCTTTGTTGACAAAATTAAAAACGCCTTTAACACAGTTAAGGAAATGTTCGCACCTGTTAAAAAGATTGTGGATAAGGCTAAAGAACTTTTCTCTTTGTCTTGGGAAAAAGTAAGTCCTAACTTAAAGAGAATTTGGGACTCCATTAAAAAGATATGGAATCAAACACTTAAACCTTTTATTACAGGATTTATTGACGGATTTGTAGACGGATTCCTTATGACCGACGCTTTCCAAAATCTCCCCGATGTGTTGGGTTGGATTTCCGATAAGGTTGCAGACGTAGCCGAAGCGTTTGCAAAGTGGAAAACAAGAATAGACCCCGAACTTATGGAGAAGTTCGGCAAAGCACTTGGAGTAGTTTCGGGTTGGATAGTTGGTTTAATTGTAGATTCTACTACTGTGGGTGATAAATTTAAAGACCTTAAGGATAAAGTTAAAAAACTCAAAGATTATCTCACAGATTTGTTTAGACCCGAACTTGAAAACTTAAAGAATAACCTTGACGCATTAAAAGGAGTTGTAGATTTAGTAATCGAAAAGTTTTGGAACTTTATCAATCCTGTAAGTTCTTTAAAAGGAATGGTAGAACAACTCAAAGACGCATATAAGAAATTCCAAGATAAATGCGACGACGTAAACCAAAAGATAGCGGAATCGGACGGGTGGTTTAAGAAGTTATTAGACAAAGTAATCGAAGTTAAAGATTGGTTTGCTCAAAATAATATTTTCTCAAAACTTCAAGGTAACACTTCCGATAGTAACGACAAACTAACAACCTTAAAAGATACAATACAAAAAGTAAAGGATAAGGCGGTTGAGGTTAAAGATTGGTTTACCAATACCGAGTTGTTTAAAAAGGCTATTGAAAATGCAAACAACTTCAAATCGGTTCTCGAAACAATCAAAAACATATTAGACGGACTTAAAAACTTCTCTGCTAATATTGGATTTAATTTTAACTCAACGGGAGACGACGGCGGTACAGGTGCTAAAGATACTGTTGGAAGTGGAAGCACAGGCGGTGGAAACAAGACAGACACCACTACCAAAGGCAAAACCGAAACAGGGAAGACAGGCGGAAAAGACCTCACAGGCGGTAGACCCTCAACAGGTACGGGAAGAACTAACGCTACGGCTACGGGTGCTAACAAGAACGCAACGGCTTCGGGCGGTAACTATGGCGGTTATGGTTCTTTGGAAGACTATATTAAAGCACAAAGAGGCAGGGCTACGGGTGGTTTTGTACCGAGGGGCGATTTGTTCATAGCAAACGAAATGGGTGCGGAAATGATTGGCAATATCGGTGGTAACACGGCGGTAGCAAACAACAATCAGATTACAGAAGCAATCGCGACGGCAACCTATAACGCAATGGCAAGAGCATTAAGTGAGAACGGACAGAATGTAAACATTGTAGTTGAAGGAGACGGAGACAAGATGTTTAAGGTCTTCCAAAAGAAACAGACGGAATATCAGAGAAAAACAGGATTGGCTTATTAGGAGTAGATTATGGCTTTTAGTGATTACTTAATTCAAGTCGGAAGTTATCAGATACCGAATAGTGCAATTAAATACGATTCTTGGTCTTCGATTTACGAAACACAGGACTACGATTCTTATAGGGACGAAAACGGAGACCTTCATCGTAATGCCCTTGCAGGACGTAAAATGAAAGTGGAGTTTAATACACCCTATATGTATAAACAAGACTTCGATTCTTTAATGGCAGGTATAAGAAGTCAGTTTGTAACGGAAGTGCAACAGAGAGAACAATCCGCTAATGTTACGGCTTACATAGACGAATTAGGGGACTATGTTACACAGAAATGTTACTTGGTTAATGTGAATCCGAAAGTAGCACAGAATAGCCCTAACGGAATCATTTATCAACCCACAAGAATTTGCTTTATTGCTTATTAGGAGTTGCTATGATTAACTACACATACGAAAGTCTATTCAGACAAGATTCAATCGACAAACAAATACATATAATCGGAGAAGATATTAACCTTGCAAATGAAGATATATTTCAAGGTAGTTTTTCTTTGACGGAAGAACTCAATACAGAAGAAGATTTAGTTTTCGGTAGTTGTGTTTCTTCGTGCTTGAAATTTACTACGTCTGCAATAGATTGTTCGTTTATCGGTAAGTTTTTGACAGTTAGTCTAACCATAGACGGACATTCTGATGATGATTTTAATATCGGTGTTTACAGGGTATACGAAGAAAAGTGGACGGCAAATAGAACTAAAAAAGAAATAGTGGCTTATGACCGACTTTACGACATAAACAATATGGACGTAACGGATTGGTATAATGCTTTGACATTCCCTATTAGTTTGGCAAACTTCCGTAATTCATTCTTTACTTATATCGGTATTACACAGAAAACGGCAACGCTTGTGAATGATACGTTTATGGTGCAGGAAACCATTTTACCGAAGGCTTTATCGGGTTCTATGGTTCTTCACGCTATCTGCGAATTAAACGGTGTTTTCGGACGAATTAACAGAGACAATCAGTTTGAATATACACAACTTGGTACTTCTTCTGTTTATTCGATTACCCCTTCAATGTATACGGAATGTAAGTTTGAAGATTATTCGGTAGCCACGATTGATAAGGTAACGATTAGACAGGAAGAAAACGATATAGGTGGTTCGTATGGTTCGGGAGATAACGCTTTGATTATTCAAGGCAACTTCTTGGCTTATGGTTCTTCTCCCGAAGATTTAACCACAGTTGCAACAAATATCTATTCGGTGGTTTCTGCAATCACATATACCCCTTGTGAAATTAGTTGTATCGGCAATCCTTGTGTTGAAATAGGCGATTTAGTGACTATTCAGAAAAGGGACGAAACAACATTCACTACATACGTTTTAAACCGTACATTAAGCAATATTCAATCAATGAAAGACGAATTGTCGGCACTTGGCAACAAGTGCAGAGTGAATGAGATAAATTCGGTTGAAAATGATTGGTTACAACTTCTTGGAAAGACAAATAAACTAACAAGGACAGTAGAAGAAACGATAAGTGAAGTATCGGACTTAAACGGTTCGGTTACAACACTTACACAGACTTCTGATTATCTTGTATCGGAAGTGCAGAACATTAACAGAGAATTAAACGGAGAAAATCTTACTTGGCAGGGAGAAGGCGAGCCTACATTATTGAATTATCCGTATTGGGACTTTACCTCTGCCTTTAAATGTGACGGAACTAAAAGATGTGCACCTATATACAACGACGATATGACAGAAGGTGGCGAACAATATCCGCACCATTACTATTCCGAACAAGACAGACAAGACCACGTTAGAGATTTGTATATAGATTTAGATACAGGTAATGGTTACAGATTTGTAAAGACAAACGGAGTATGGAATTGGCAACTTATAGCCGATTCGGACTTCTCTATCCTGTTTAATCAAATCACAGAGTTAAGACAAGATGTAGATAGCATTGATTTAAACGTACAGAATGACGAGATTACGATTGCTAACCACGAAACAAGAATTACCCACAACGAAAGTGAGATTACCACACAGGCAGGGTTAATTAGTGCAAAGGTAAGCCAAACCGACCACAACGGAGATAATTCGTTTAGTTGGGAAATGAAAACAAGCGGTGTCAAGTTTACATCTAATTCTACTGATGTTTTAACAATCGGAAGTACAGGAATTAAGATACAGGGCAACGCAGAATTTACAGGAAAGATTACCGCTACAAGTGGTTATATAGGAACTTCATCACAAGGCTTTTCAATCGGTTCTTCGTATATCCGCAATGGTATGACTTCACTTTCCGATACTACTCATAATGGTGTTTATGTAGGTACAGACGGAATAGCACTTGGCAAAGGTGCATTTAAGGTTACAAACGCAGGTGCGCTTACTATGAATAGTGGTAGTATTAACCTTGCTAATAACTTTATAGTAAATTCAAGTGGTTCTGTAACTGTAAAAAACGGAAGTATCAATTTAGGTAGCGGTGTATTCTCGGTTGATAATAATGGGTATCTAACGGCAACAAGTGGCAAAGTCGGCGGTTGGATATTAGGGGACGATTCATTCAGACTTGAATACAACAATGATGATTTATCGCATTTAAGTGGTTGGGCTTCTCCTGCGGGTAATTTGGCTTCTTGGATTGAATTAGGCTCGGAACACGTACAAATTGTTGCAAATAACGTTAAGGCTTATGACCCGAATGGTGGTTGTGTAGACATTAGAACACAAGGCGGTAGCAACAGAGTAACAATAAGCACAGGATATATCGAATTGTTAGCAAATGGTAACGGGCAGATTCAGTTTGCACACGGTTGGATAAATATGTCACATCAGAAGTGGTATATGAGTTGTTCTGATGATTATGAACCCGACTTTCAATTATTATATGGTGTTCAAGAAAGTATGTGGACGGTAAGTCCTTATTTGGGCAACGGAACAATAAGACTTGGAACGCCTAACCACAAATGGGGACAGATTTATTCAACTAACGCAACTATCAATACTTCCGACAGAAACGAAAAGAAATACATCAAACCCTTAAAGAAATCGGTTAAAGACTTTGTAATGGCACTCAACCCCGTATCATATCAGTTTAAAAACGGAGAATCGGGAAGAACACATTACGGACTTATAGCACAAGACGTAGAAGAAACAATGAAAGAGTTAGGAATGACCGATTTAGACTTCGCAGGATTCTGTAAGGACAAAAAGGAAAATTCTAACGATTACATCTACGGACTTCGTTATGAAGAATTTATAGCACCACTTATTAAAATGATTCAGTTACAACAGGCAGAAATAGAAGAACTGAAAAGAAAGGTAGGATAAAAGGTATGAACAACACAAACACAGTAATCAGAAATTTAAGGGAAACAATTATCAAGGACATTGAAGAATCGGGATTGCCTATTGAGATTGCCCGATTAACAGTTGGTGAGATTTATAACATTGTCAACAACGAATGTAACAAGGTTCTTGAAATGGAAAAGGCACAAAACGTAGAGAAGGGAGAAACTGAAAATGGCGAGATACAATAAAACTCTTTGGGACACAAACACCGTATACAATCCCACAAATATGAATCATATTGAAGACGGAATTGAATCGGCTTCAACCGCCACAGGGACGGAGTATTCAAGTGGGGTTAGTGTTAAAGATAAGATTGACGAACTTTCCGATTCAATAACAGTAAATACATTCAACCTAAATGTTGATGTTACGGCAAACACCACAGCAACAACAAATATAAATTGGGGAAGCATAGACAGAACCAAAGTTTTATATTCTTGGGTGTGGTGGAGCAATCCGAAAAGCGATAGTCCTACCGCTATAACAACATATTACAACGGCACAGGTGTTGGGGCTTTAAACCAAATTGTTCATAGTTGGTCTGTGACTCAAAATGTAAAATTTAAAATTTGTTACATTTATAAAGCATAAATAATAATCTAAAAGAGTTGAAAGGCGAAAAACAATGGAAAAATTCTGTGACCGTTGCGGTGTCAAACTAACAGAAGAAAACAATAAACAAGGCTTCAATATATGCGACAAATGCAACGAAGAACTTGAAAAGGAACGCTCTAAAATCGCTTATGCAAAGCACGAAGGGAAAACAATATCATCAAACATTTATTGTTGTTAAAGCAAAGGCGAGAAAAACTTGTGAAACCCAAACCACACATTGTATTTTTGGAACGACAATTATGTAAGCGAAGAAAATTGGTCTGTGTCCGTTATAGTCGGAATGAAAGGCGAGAAACAATGGCAACACTTAACGATTTAAAAGAAAAGTTAAGCCAACAGCAAAAAGAAGATTTAAACAAGGTTATTAAGGAAGATAAAATCAGTATTGAAGATATTGTGAAATTCGGACTTTTGTCAAAAGAAACAAGCAACGATTTTAGAACAGAATGTGGATATTAAAGGCGAAAACAATAAACCTTGAAATTATATCACTATGGGAACTATAATAATTTTAGTAGCATTAACACTTATTTGTATAATTTTAGCGATAGGAGACATTAACAATGAATGAGTGGTGGAATTTGACGGTCGTTATTGTGGCAGGAGTATTAACTATCTTTAACCTTGTGGATAAGATTATCAGTTGGGTTAAAGAAGTAAAAAAACCACAGACAGACCTTGAAGCAAGAATCGCAAAATTGGAAAAGGCGGTGGAAGGAGAATACAGACTTATCTTCGCCGATTACGAAGCGAGATTCAAACGAGACTTGGAGAGAATTAACGAGATTGAGAAAAGTAACAAACTTGTGCAGAAATCCCTTTTAGCGTTAATGCAACACGCAATAGACGGGAATAACACAACGAAGTTAAAGGAAGTCGCAGACGAACTTAACGAATATATTTTTAAGTAGGAGGTAGAAGTATGAATTTTGACATTTTGGGAATTATAGCCGTTCCTGCAATCGCAATCATTTGTTACCTTGTAGGTTTAGGAGTAAAAGCGTCTCCGCTTGACGATAAGTTTATTCCTATCATTGTCGGAGTAGTTGGTGGAATTATTGGAACTGTGGCGTTCTTAACAGGTATGCCTAACTTCCCTGCTAATGATGTTATCACGGCGATTGCCGTAGGTATCGTTTCGGGCTTGGCTTCAACAGGTATAAATCAAATTTATAAACAGTTGAAGGGAGAATAATATGTCGAAAGTTATAATGACAAGCGAAGAATATGTAAGCAAATTAAAAGCACTCGCAGAACGCAAGACAGGATATAACAATAAATATCCATATAACTTGCTCTACATTCAAAAGGATAAAACAACAGGGGATTGTTTGAATACAATAAAAGCCTTGCTTAACGGATATGATATTAACAAAAAGACAGTTGGATATTATCAACGTGATTTATCAAACACGGGTGATGTTAGCGAACCTGTTTTACTTTCAATGTGTACTGAAATATCTTCGGACTTTGATAATGTACCGAAAGCAAGTTTGTTATATATGCGTGGACACGTAGGCTCGTTTGTAGGTTTGACTAAAAGGAACGGAAAAGAATACAATGTAATCGAGTGTACGAAATCTTTTGGCGGTGGAATCGTTTACAGTTGGGTTGACGCAGACGGAACAAGAAGAAGTCATAAAGGCGGTGTTAAGAATGGCAAATGGGTTCAACACGGACTTATGACAAAATTCATATCGTACAACGCAACAGAAGGCTCAAATTCACAAGGAAATAACAAGATTGACTATTCCACTTACCCTACAATAAGAAAGGGCGCAAAGGGCGAATACGTCAGAATTATGCAGAGACTATTACTTGCCAAAGGCTATGATTGTAAAGGCATAGACGGAATATGGGGTAACAACACCAATCTTGCTATCAAAAAATTCCAATCGGAGAATACAGACATTAACGGGAAGAAACTTGTCGTTGATTGTATATGCGGTCAGAAAACTTGGGGTTCACTTTACAAATAATTCGTGTTAAAATATAATGTGATTGTTTGGAGGGTGTTCTTTTCCTTTCATTAACCCCATTCATTAGGAACGTCGTTAGTGGCGTTCCTTTTTAGTTGTTGACATTAGATAAAAAAAGATATATTATGATATACAAAGGAGGTTTAAACAATGAAAATTATTGACGAAACAGTAGCATTGCAGGTACTTAAAAACGAAATGGAGGCTTCTTTTGCGGTAGCGATTGCAAGGAATGAAAATCTGTGGGAAACTAAAAGAGCAATACAAGACAAACTTTTCTTCCTGTATGTAATCGGAGTTATTACCAAAGAAGAATGGAACGAAAAGGACGACGAGATTGATAAGTATTACCGAAAGAAATCTGCGGAATGTTGGGACGCAGAAATTGATGTTGGATTTTGATTAAATATGTGTTATAATCCCAACAAAGAGAGGTTTGTATATGGATAATATTTCTCTTGCTTCGGAATTATTACACGAAATAAAGTTAGAATCCCGAAGAAGATTTGTAGCACTTATAATTTTAATAGTAGCACTCGTAGGAAGTAACATAGCGTGGTTAATTGCTTGGAATTTACCTTCTCACGAAGTAGAAACCGAAGAATATGAGTTACAAGGAGAGGATAGTGCTAATGTTATTTACAGTAATGGAGAAGGAGATGTAAGTATCAATGGCGAAAATCAAAGTAACGAAAACGAAAATCATAATCAGAAGTAGAAGACCAAGAAGCCGTAAAAGATGAATATAAAAGATTTTACGAAACCCGAACTTGATTACTTCCGAGAGAATTGCAACTTTGTTGGTGTAGAAAAAGAAATCTTCGAATTAAGAAGTCAAGGAATACCCCTTGAAGAAGTAGCAGAAAAAGTTAATATGTCCGTAGACGGAGTAAAGAAAGCAAGTCGCAGAGTCAACAAAAAGATATTAAGGCTCATTTGATTAACTCCCCATACACAAAGAAGGCACTTATGATAACTCGTAGGTGTCTTTTTTGTTGTCTAAAATTAAACCATAGGAGGAAGTCACTATGGATATGGAAAAATTCACGGAGAAACTTTTGAATAGCAATGTATTGAAAGATATACCTGTGGAATACATATTCCGTGTGGCTTTTTTCATTCTTGAAATCCTAAAGGATAAAGAAGTGTTTTATGAAAGCGAGGAACTTTGAATGTATATCTATTACAATCCAAATCCTTTAGAACGCAAGGACACGGGAGATTGTGCGGTAAGAGCCGTTGCAAAAGCATTAAATACAGATTGGGAAACCGCTTACACAAAACTATCTTTGAATGGGTTTGCTATGGGGGATTTGCCTAACTCTAACCAAGTTATAGGTGCTTTACTTCGAACCAACGGATATTACAGGGCTTCAATCCCCAATAGTTGCCCCGATTGTTATACAGTAGAACAGTTTTCTAAAGACAATCCGAGAGGTACTTTTCTTTTAGGTACGGGCGACCACGTTGTTACTGTATGCGAAGGAAATATCTACGATATGTGGGACAGTTCTGATTTAGTCCCCGTGTATGTTTATTACAAAGATTTTCAACCTAAATTCAAGGAGGTTTAGAAATGCCATACCCTTTTTACAATCCTTATCAGTACGGGCAAAATTTGCCTACACAGAATCAAAATACACAGTTTATGCCACAGAATCAACAGGTTCAAACTCCCTTCGTGAATGTAAGAAGCGAAGCGGAAGCAAGAAACTTTCCTGTCGGATTCGGTAATGTGGTTTGTTTCAAAGATGAATCTGCACCTTACATCTATACAAAGGCTATGGGATTTTCTCAATCCGACAAACCTGTATTTGAAAAATATCGTAGGGAAGATTACGAAACAAATCCCGAAACAGATTACAGAGAAGAAATAAACAAGTTGTGGGGAGAGATTAACTCGTTAAAGGAGAGAAGAAATGAACGTAATACAAATGTATCAACAGTTTCGTCAAAACCCAATGGCAATGTTAAGCCAAAAGTATAACATACCGCAAAACTTGAATGACCCTAACGAGATAATTCAACACTTGTTAAACACAGGACAGGTCAGTCAGTCCCAAGTTAATCAAGCAATGCAAATGAGACAGTATTTCGGAAAATAAAAGTTGCGTACGGACTTTTATAATAAACCGACTAATCAAATTTGATTAGTCAAACCGTAGGCTCAAAATTGAGCGTACGCTAACCTTAAAAAATTAAAGGAGGAAAAATTTATGTTATCAAATGACAATTTGGTTACAACAATGCCTGTTACTCCTGCTTATGGTGGTAACGGCGGATTCGGCGGTTTCGGCGGAGATTCGTGGGGTTGGATAGTGCTTTTACTTCTTCTCGCAGGAAACGGCGGTTGGGGTAACGGATTCGGTGGTGGATTCGGCAATCAGTTAGGCTACGACTTCCCGTGGATTCTTAACGGACAGAATGGAATTAACTCCAACACTAACGAAGGCTTTAGAGACGTTATGCTTAATGACGGAATCACAAGCATTAAAGACGGAATCAACGGAATCTCAACACAACTTTGCAACGGCTTTGCAGGTGTAGAGCAGGGTGCTAATGCGAGACAGATTGCTAATATGCAGACCGACTTCGCTATGCAGAACGCTATTAACACAGGCTTTAACAATGTTACAAGTCAGTTAGCACAATGTTGTTGCGACAATCGTCTTGCTACTTGTCAGACACAGAATATCGTACAGAACGAAGGAAATCAGACAAGATTCGCAGACGCTAACAACACAAGAGACATTATCGACTCACAGACAAGAGGCACACAGGCGATTCTCGACAAATTATGTGCTTTGGAGTTATCGGCAAAAGACGATACCATTGCTAACTTAAGACAGGAACTTGCAATGAAAGACCTCTCTGCTTCACAGGTAGCACAGAACGCATTTATTGCACAGGGATTCTCAAATGAAGTTGACGCTCTTTACAACAGACTCAACTCTTGCCCTGTTCCTTCAACTCCTGTTTATGGCAGAACACCTATCTTTACTTGCAACAATAACAATGGCTGTGGTTGCAATGGAAACACCTTCTTCAATTAAGGGGGTATTGTTATGGCAGAATATTTAACTTCAAGTGATTCGTTAGTCGCTTTAAACGGCGCTATACCTTTTGATACAGTTTCTATCCCTTGCAATAAAGGTTGTGTAGTACCACTTGCAACAGGGGTTCTTAATCTGCAAGGAAGCAATACCAACAAATTTGCAAGATATAATGTAAAGGTGCAGGCAAACATACAGATTCCCGAAGAAGGAGAATTAACTCCGATAGCAATAGGAATTACTATAAACGGAAATGTCGTCCCAGAAAGTGTAGCAATATTTACTCCACAGGCGGTTGAAGAATACGGATTTATTCACACAGAATTTCCCGTAACTGTTCCTTGTGGTTGTTGTGTATCTGTTTCGGCAATTTATACCGACGGAACGGAAGATGACCCCGTTACGACACCTACACCTTCAATCACAGTAAGACGAAAAGCGTCAATTTCTGTTGAGAGAATAGCATAGGAGGTAGAGTTATGCACAGATTAGAAGAACTCAAAGAAATGCTCTGCGAAGAACTCGAAGAATACGGCTCAAAAGAAAAACTCGATATGGGCGGTCTTGAGATAGTCGACAAACTTGCTCACGCTATTAAGAACATAGATAAGATTATGGACTCTGAATATTCGGAAGGACGTTCTTATCGTGGCTCTTATCGTGAAAACTACGGCGACGGTTCTTATCGTGGCAATTACGGCGACGAATCCTATCGTATGAACTACGGCGAAAGACGTGGTAGGGGCAGAAATGCCCGTAGAGACTCTATGGGAAGATATGCGAGTGCGGATATGAGAATGGAAATCGAAAGACTTATGGACGAAGCACCCGACGAAGAAACCCGTATGAAACTCGAAAGATTTATGCAGAGTATGTAGACAAATAAAAAATGATGTGATAATATAATTTCACTCGGTTTTTAAATACACCGCAGGGAGTAAAATCCTTCGTGGTGTATTTTTTTGTTCTATCTTTTATCAAAATCTATTGACATTTATCTTTTTATGTCTATAATGGATAGTGGAAGGAGGTAATGAGAATGGAATTATCAAAGAGAATTATTCTTTATAGAGCAAAGCACAAATTAACGCAGGCAGAGTTTGCTAAAGAAGTTGGTATTGGAGTTATTTCAGTACACAGAGCAGAGAATGACTCTTGTGGGAAAATAGTCAAAGCAACTATTGAGAATTACTTAAATGAAAAAGGAGAGGTTTAAACAATGGACAATTACTTTAAAGCGTTAAATGACATTAACGTAAACGGAAAGACCGAGCAGAAGAACGGATTAACGTATCTTTCTTGGGCGTGGGCGTGGGGAGAACTTAAGAAGATGTTTCCCGATTCTACCTACACAGTTTATGAGAATAACGAAGGTTGGAACTACTTTACAGACGGAAAAACTTGTTGGGTTAAGACAGGCGTTACAGTAAACGGAATCGAGCATATCGAATATTTACCTGTTATGGATTTCAAGAATAAATCAATCCCTGCCGATAACGTAACATCTTTCGACGTAAACAAGGCTATTCAGAGAAGCCTTACCAAAGCGGTAGCGAGACACGGACTCGGACTTTATATCTATGCAGGGGAAGATTTACCCGAAGAAGAAGCCAAAGTCAAAGAGGAAGAAGCCAAAGCCAAAGAAGAAGCCAAAAAGAAACCTGCTACACCCGAGCAGGTCAAAGAGATTTTAGCCCTTACACCCGACGAGAACTTGCAGAAGGTAATGTTAGACTACTACAAGGTTAAGAAGTTTGAGGATTTGACAGAGGCACAGGCTAAACACGCTATTGAGCGTAGAAAAGAATCGACGAAGGAGGCTAAATAATGAACGAGATAGTTTTTACTAACGACAACCTTCTTGCAAAGGCTACGGAGAATCAAATCTGCAAAGTCATTAAGGATTTGGCAGACCTTAAAGAGCAGGAAAAGATTTTGAAGGAATCGCTCTTAAGGGAAATGGAGAAGCGGAATATCAAGAAGATTGAAACTCCGAAGGTTACAATTACTTACGTGGATTCAACTACAAAGGAATCCTTCGACTCAAAGACCTTTAGAGAATCCCATAGAGATTTGTACGACGAGTTCTGCAAGATTTCGGACGTTAAGGCATACGTCAAGATAGGAGTAAAGAATGGAGATTAACGGAAGACAGTTAGACTTTATCGAAGAATCCCATATTTACTACGTAGACGGGGAAAAGGTTGAGTCGGTTACACAGATTCTTTCAAGGCTTTTCCCCAACAAGTATGCCGATATAGACCCCGAAGTCTTAAGGAAGGCAGGGGAAAGAGGAACGCAGATTCACAAGTCGATTGAAGCGTTCTGTAAAGGATTCGACGACGGAAGCAACGAAGTTAAAGATTTCAATTTCCTTCGTAAGCATTACGGATTCGTACCAACAGAAAACGAGTTGCCGATTATCCTTGATTTCGGAGGCAAGACTTATGCAGGAAGAATAGACCTTTTGTTTACAATGGACGGGCAGACCTGCCTTGCAGACATTAAGACAACTTCCACTCTCGACAAGAACTATTTAGGTTATCAATTAAACCTTTACAAGTTAGGTTTAGAGCAGAGTTACGGATATAAGATTGAAGGTCTGTACGGAATCCACTTAAGAGACGGAAAGAGAAAACTTGTCAAGATACCGATTGTAAGTGAAGAACAACTCTATGAATCTATGAAGGAGATATTATGAAGTTCAAAGGGAAATTAAAATCCATTCATAAAGAACTCCTATCGAATAACTACATTGTATCTTTCGAAATGGAAGAAGGAAGTCTCGAACAGGCAGATAAGATTAACGGAAAAGAGTTGATTATATCTGCCGAACCCTTTAAAGACATACGAAGTGGCGAAGCAAATCGTCTTTTGTGGGAGTGTATCGGTAAGATAGCAAAGTTTGAGAATAAAGACAAGTGGGAAGTGTATCTCACATCTTTAAGGAAGTACGGGCAATACACTTATGTATGCTTAAAACCCGAAGCGGTTGAAGCCTTTAAAGAGGGTTGGAGAGAGTGTGAAGAAATCGGGGAACTTGAAATCAACGGGCAAAAAGCCGTACAGTTGCTTTGTTACTTCGGTTCTTCCACTTACACTACCAAAGAATTTGCACAGTTATTGGACGGAGTTATTCAAGACCTTGTTGACACGGGGCAGGACAGACCGTTAAGTAAAGAAATGAAAAGGGCGTTAGAACAATGGAATCAATATTGCAAAGAGAACGAAAATGTTTCATCTGCGGAAGGCAAGGAGAGTTAGATTGCCACCATTGTTGTAGTGGCTCGTCTAATCGAAAGAACTCCGAAGAAGACGGGTTGAAGATGTGGCTATGCAGAGATTGCCATAGAAAAGTCCACAACAACAGGGAGATAGAATTGCAAATCAAACAATTCGCTCAACGCAGGTGGGAAGAAGAATACGGAGATAGGCAAGACTTCATCAACAAATATGGGAAATCGTGGATAACGGAGGACTAAATGGACAACATAGTACAAGAATTTCTTGACCGATATGAGATTATCGTTGCCGAGAAAATAGCAATGCAGGGAGAAAACCTTAATCACATCAGTAAAGAAAAGGCTCTGTCTTTACAGATTGAGGAATTATCCCGTACAGTAACAGTTTTACAAAAAACTCTTAAGTGCCATAACGACTTTTTGGATAATGGCGAGTTAAGAGAGGATTTCGAAAAGTTCAAAGATAAGTGGATAGAGGAGGAAAACAAATGAACAAATGGATAGGAATGGGACGCCTTACAAAAGACCCCGAAGTGAGAACAAGCGGAGAAACCAAAATCTCGAGATACACCCTTGCGGTGGACAGGAGATTCTCAAAAGACGAGCAGACAGATTTTATTAACATTGTTTGTTTTGGTAAATCTGCGGAGTTTGCAGAAAAATATTTCAAAAAGGGAATGAAAGTTCTTGTTACAGGAAGAATCCAAACAGGTTCTTATGAGAAGGAAGGACAGAAGATTTACACAACGGATATTGTTGCGGAAGACCAAGAGTTTACCGAGAGTAAAAATGCTTCAAGTTCTGCTCCTGCTTCAAAGGACGACGACTTTATGGAGATTCCTGCAAACGTCAAAGACGATATGCCATTCTAACGCACCACAAGGCTCGTATTCGAACGAAATTCAATTTAATGATAAAGTTATAGGGTACGAGCCTAAAATTCAAACAGGAGGAAAATATGAATCCGAATTGGTTTTCAAACGGCTCTAAATACAACGCTAAAAAGGTTGAGTATAACGGAATGACTTTTGATTCCAAAAGAGAGTTAAAGAGATACAAAGAACTTGAACTCTTACAAGAAGCAGGAGAGATTAAGAATCTTCAAAGGCAGGTTAAGTATATTTTAATACCGACACAAAGAGAACCCGATATAATCGGGAAAAGAGGCGGTGTCAAAAAAGGCAAGGTTATTGAACACGAATGTTCTTACACGGCAGATTTTACATATCTTGACGAGGACGGAGACCTTGTTGTAGAAGATTCAAAGGGATTTAAAACAAAGGACTACGCAATTAAGCGTAAACTTATGTTATATGTTCACGGAATTAAGATTAAGGAGGTTTAATTATGGGAAAAGAAAAAGAACTCAAATCGGCAACGGCACTTGTTAAGGACATTATGCTTAAGGACAGGAAGTCAAGAAATTCGGACGCATACCTTTATTGCAAGGTTATTGAAAGACTCAATAAGGGTTCGTCTAAACTTCCGTTCTGTGAGGTAATGAAACACGCAAAGGATATGGGGCTTCCCTGTTACGATACAGTAACAAGAATCCGTCGTAGAGTGCAGGAAAAGAATTCAGAATTGCAGAGCGACGATTTTATTGCTAAATGCAGAGCGGAGAATGAAAAAGACTTCGAAGATTACGCAAGAAGTTGACAGAATCGGATAATTATAGTAATATAATATTGTTTAAACCCCATAGCCCTTGTTGGTACTCCTACTACCGATAAGGTGTAAAGTGAATATTGACAAGGGCAAATAGCCGTTTCGGTGGGATTGTAGGAGAATCTTATCGAAGCGGTTTTTATTTTGCAAAGGAGACAAGATGAAACTTTATTGTGAAGAAAAAGATTTTAAACTTTATCAAGGCAATATGCTTGATATGTTGGAAGTAATAGAACCCGAATCCGTAGACAGTATTGTTACAGACCCGCCTTACGAACTTAACTTTATGGGTAAAGGTTGGGATAATTCGGGAATAGCATTTCAAAAGGAAACGTGGGAAAAGTGTTATGTTGCGTTAAAGGCGGGTGGCTATCTTTTGGCGTTTGGCGGTAGCAGAACTTTTCATCGTATTGCTTGCGCTATTGAAGACGCAGGATTTGAGATAAGAGATACTATAATGTGGCTTTACGGAAGCGGATTCCCGAAGTCTATGAATATTGGACTTGCTATTGATAAGAAAAACGGGGTGGATAACAGGACAGGCAATATCAGGGCAGATGGCAAAGCAACAAATTCGGGTTCAGGTTGTTATAACTGTAATACAGACGGTGAGAACTCAATGCGAAGAGAGTTTGAGGAACGCAAAGCACAGAATGAGTGGAACGGTTGGGGAACTTGTCTTAAACCCGCTTATGAGCCCATTATAGTAGCCCGTAAGCATTGTGAGGGTTCTTGTGTTGATAATGTGCTTAAATACGGTGTTGGTGGGATAAACATTGATGAATGCAGAGTTGAAACAAATGAAGATATAAAAGTACATAATTATACACAAAATAGTGGTATTTATGGAAAATATGATAATGAAATAAAAGAACATAGTACTAATCAAGGTCGCTTTCCTGCAAATGTAATACTTACTTATGATGAGACAGACGAAGCAGAAGTATGTAGCGGATTCCCTAAAACAAAGTCAACGGGCGGTAATGGAACTGTCAACGACTTTTCTAATTATGGCGGTAGTATGATGAATCAATCAAACCGCAAGGATAAGAACAAGCAGGTCGATATTGATAAGAAGTACGCAATAGACGAAGGTAACGCTTCAAGATACTTCTATTGTGCGAAAGCAAGCCGTAGAGACAGGGACGAAGGATTAGAAACTTTTGCTAATCAATATATGGCTTTTTCTAATCAAGCGAAAGCAGAATTAAAACGTGGAAACGTAGATTTTAAAGGCAACGAAGACAATCCGCTTCACTTTGCTAATAGTGTTAGTGTAAGAAAAAACATACACCCTACTGTTAAACCAACTGATTTAATGCAATATCTCGTAAGGCTTGTCACGCCAAACGGTGGAACTGTTTTAGACCCATTTAACGGAAGCGGAAGCACAGGCAAGGCGGTTATGTATGAAAACAAAGACAGAGACAAGGGTTATAAATATATTGGGATTGAAATGACAGAAGAATATTTACCAATAGCACAGGCGCGAATTGCTTACGCTATTAACGGAATAGAAGAAGAACAAGAAATAGAGGGTCAAGTGACTATTTGGGATATTTAGGAGGCTAATATGGCAGAGAGAAGAATGTTTGCTAAATCAATAGTATTAAGTGACGCATTTTTGGATATGCCGTTATCGGCACAATGCTTGTATTTTCATTTAAGTATGGGAGCGAAAGATAAAGGGATTCTTAATAATGCCAAATCTATTGCAAAATGTATAGGTGCTACACAAGAAGATTTAAAAACACTTATTAGTTGTGGTTTTTTAAAAGAATCCGAAGAAGAATATATAATAGTCCATTGGTACGAGAATAATGGTGTCGGAGAAACGGCAAAAAAGAGAAATAATTATACTTACAGACAATGGAGAAAACGAATTTTAGAGCGTGACAAAGTTTGCCAAATTTGCGGTTCGGATAAAATTTTAGAAGTTCATCATATAAAACCTTTTGCCGAATATTCGGAATTAAGAACAGAAGATAGTAACGGAGTTGTGCTTTGTAAAAAATGTCACAGGGATTTACATAGGAGAAATAAATAATGGCACTATACAGAAATATTAAAACATCATTTTGGACAGACTCAAAAGTAGTAGACGATTTTACACCCGAAGACCGATACTTTTATTTATATCTTTTTACCAATCCTCATACAAATTTATGTGGTTGTTATGAAATTAGTAAATCTCAAATGTCAATAGAATTGGGTTATACCAAGGACGTTATTGACAGACTTTTAAATAGATTTATGGAAATACATAACGTAATTAGATATGACAAAGATACAAAAGAAATACTTTTATTAAATTGGCACAAATATAATTGGACAGAATCGGAAAAGGTTAAAGTTGCATTAACAAAAGAAATCGAAGATGTTAAAAGTACCGATTTTAAAGGCTTTTTAATGGGTATTTTAAATAAATCTGATACCCTATCCATACCCTATCCATACCATATGGATACATCTAATACTAATACTAATACTAATACTATTTCTAATACTGATAATAAATCTAAAAAGGCGCAGGAAATTTTAGACCTTTACCATAAAACCTGTCCTTCATTACCCAAAGTTTTAAAACTTACAGATAAAAGAATCAAGTTAGTTAATGCAAGATTAAAAGAATATTCGGCAGAACAGATAAAAGAGATTTTTATTAAAGCGGAGAGTTCGGAGTTTTTAAAGAACGGAAGTGGTACTTGGAAGGGTGCGAATTTTGATTGGATATTAAACCCTAATAATTTTATCAAGATTATGGAGGGGAATTATGATAACAACAAAAACGCCGTTAAGAAAACAGGTTATGATTTATACCGAGAGACAAAGAGTTCCAATTACAATTTTGATGAATTAGAAAAGGAGATTAAAAATGGCACACACCATTGA